ACCTGCCCCAATGTGAGAAGCGGGTCCGATTCTGCCCAGGCCTCTACCCTGTACCCGTTAGCTGTCGCACACTGGGCTGGCGTTGAGTTGACGGTCTTCTCTGCGTCTATGTATTCTTCTGTCTGAGTACATCCTACAATCGGCCCCTTATCGGCCCATACCCCCGACCCCGACAAGGAATATCCGTTGTTTCCATCAAAAACGATTCGCTCATTGTTGAATGACGCACATGACTTAATTCCCGAGATGGTTCCTGTTGTCGTCGCGTTTGGGAGACGGGAGAACCCTTTGCGTTTGTGTATCTCGCCTGTCTTCGCGAATACCCCGTTTTCGCAAATCTCCAGCTTCTGCAACTCTCGATGCTTCTCCCCTGCTTTCTGATCTAGCCCACCAACCATTGGGAACGATATGACTTGCTTCTGTAGAACCATTCTAGAACACCCACAGATCGATAGTTACAGGGTTGCTGCTTGATAGTAGCAAGCTATTGCTCGTGTGACTATTCTCGTCTTGCTTATCGTACACTGAGACGTCAGACCTCCTCCTTACGATAATCCACCCCAGGGGAGGCCTGTCTAGTCCGTGTCTAATTGATGTGTCACCGTCAATATTTTGACGCTTTAGCAATACGCCCTTATTTATCGGGTTATGCTCAACAACACGCATTAGCGGCGTTATGTTGTCTTGTATTGCCTCAAGGATTGGGTCGTCGGTAACAACTCTTTTCCATGGTTCCATTACGCACCTACGTCGTGCTGGATGAACCGGATCTTGTTCCCTACTAGTCGATATTTTAAGGAGTATGGAGCCGAGTCTGTCCGCGAGCTCCCGCCACCCCATCGGCGGCTATTGTCTTGTACTTGGTCCACTCCACCTTCATCGCGGGGTTCTGCCGAAGCCATAATCCGACCCCGAAGCAGGTCTCTTTCATGCATCAATGCCGTTGCGTCGGATTCCTCACGGATGAGGAGTCGGATAGCGACACTGAGCGCAATGAAATCATCCCACCCGTTAATTGCAGGGGGGATGACGGAGGCGACGGTGTCCGAGCCTGCTGACATCAGCGTCATCTCCGGTACATACCAAAGTTCAACAGTTCCTCCCTGGGAGGGAGTTAGTTTCGAACCGTGGACGGACCCGATGCTGAACTTGCTTATCTCGTGTCGTCGGTCAGATGAGACACAAAACGCACGGACAAGGCGATAGAAGTCAGCGGGAAGGGCATACTCTCCTGTCCCGCTGACTAAGTTAATTTCCTCTGTTTCGACAAAGTAGTCTTCAAAACTATTTGTCAGCATTCCATATAGTTCTGCCGCAGCAGCATTCACATAATCCGTCAACCTCGACGTATCAGGGAAGCCACTGGACGTCATGTCGCAGTAGTCCAGCGCACGAGCCTTCAAAGTATCAAGTGTCACTGTACTTGCCATGACTGTTTACATGTCCGGAAGTGCGATGTGCACGTTGTTCATCGGAGATGTGCAGGCCACATTTCCGCGAAATCCCAAACGTACTTCATATGAATCATCTGTGGCTACTCGCAGAATGCGACTGTTATCAAGCATGAGGAACTTCGTCGGAGCGCCCAGGGTATGGAGCATCCATGTCTTCATCTCCAGCATCCAGCCGATCTCAGGTTGGCACTTGTTCGCTGCGACGATGTTGACAACCCCGTTGTCACCCTGGACAGCGATCGACCGATAACCGATGTCTGCGACCTGTCCTTTGTGAGTCACTGCATTTACAGATGAGTACTGCTGTTTCCCGCCAAGCTCGGTAACAAGCCCCCGCATTTGCACATGATTGATAAAGCAAACGTCAGGACTGCCGCCGATCCTGGCACTGACACTGGCTCCGTGGATGAGCGATGATTCGCGGGTTCCCCCGCTTCCGTCGTAGTACTGCCCGTAGAGGCGACTGTCGGTGCTCCGGTCAACCGAAAAGAAGCTTTCGCCGCTGGACGGAGTTCCGGCAGGAACCCAGGCTTCAAACCCAGAGATTCCCAGCGCAGATGTTTGAGCCACTGCTGTCGTCGCGTTGGTGTCACCCTCAGTGTAGACGTAGTCGTTTGCTACCCCTCCAACAAGTCCAAGAGCACATGTAGACGCAGTCAGCGCAGTAGCAGGGGCGACAGGACTCTCGGTCTCTGTGAATGTCACAGTCCCTGTGCTCCGGTTCACAGCAGACACGTTAAGCGCGGTGGCACTTCGCAGCAGCCCACCTTTCGCAACAGAGAAGAGCACCTTCTGGTTTACCTCAAACTGGATGATGTCTTCTTCTTCGGTCAGTGTGACCTGACTGAAGGGAGCCGATGTTGCAACAGAGCCAATTCTAGCCATCGAACCCGTACCGTCTCGGCAGATTTGGGTTTCGAGGTTGTTGGCGAGGGAGTTCATTGCTCCGTCGATAGTGGACTTCATCGCAGAGAGAAACGCTACTTTGTCTCCCTTTGATGCTTCTGCTGCCTCGCCAGTTACCCGAGCGAGAGAGTAGTTTGACACTCTGGTGAGCAGGAAGTCTTCGATGCCAAGCCCAGAGATATTTGCTTGTGCTTTTGCAAAGCTCGAGCTACGTCCCTGGCTGTCACCGTACTGGTTGATAATCGGCATATTGCGACCACCGAACTTGTCGTTCTTGGCAATCGCACCGAGCATCGGGCGGCGCTTAAGGGTCGTGTTTGCGACGTTCTTATCAGAATAGAGTTGCTTAAGGGCTGAGTCGAAGTTCGTAAGAGTCGTAGTCATGTCATCCTCGCGACACGACTAGTAACCTACCAAGCCGTGTCAGGTATCAGCTTTGCGGCGTGTAGGATCTGCTCGTAATCCGACAACTCACTAATGTCTGGAGTTTCGGACGCAGGGGTAGCCGCAATGGCGTTCGTTAACGTATTCGGTGACTGAGACCCTGGACTCTGGCTCGTTTCGTTCTGACTCGTGGTGGGTGCATCCTGCAACCCAAGCAGTTTTCGTACTGCGGCATTCGTACTCAGAGATGAAAGTTGTTCTTTCAGTTCCTCTTGGATTCTATGTGCTGCGTCACTGGGAGTCAATACTGTTCCCTCTTGCGATGCGTGAGCCGATGCCAGATTGAAAACGAGGGTCGCTCCATCGGGATACGCACTCAGAAGCTCAAACTCAGGGTCTGCCATCACAGTCTTTATCCCAGCTTGATACTCAGATACCATCTGCGCGTGGGACCGCTCAGTCGAGTCCTTCTGCATCTGCTCGATACGAGCTTCAAGTTGCTCAATACGAGAATTAGACTCTGCGCTCACTCGCCGGGTCAACTCCTCCGGAGAAGCTTTCCCGTTCAGCACCCTCTTCGCCAGGTCGTCAAAATGGATGTCGTGCTTCTTCAACACGCTCAGTGGGTCCTTCTTTAGCGCTTCAAGGTCAATCCTATTCGGGTCAGGAGGTGTCGCAGGGGTACTCGCTTGCTGCGCCTCTTGCTGCGCCTCTTGCTGCGCCTTTAGGTCTTGCTGCAACTGGAGAAGCTGTTTCTCCTTCTTTATCGTTGCCGCCCACGACCGCTCCAGCACCTCATTCCCCCCGGTAGGCGCCTCTGGTGCCGGTGCTGCCTCTGCCGGGGTAGCCTCTGCCGGGGTGGGTGCCTCCGCAGGGGTGTCTGGGGTGGGAGTGGGGGTGTCCATCTGGGCTACGAGGTCTACTATCTGCTGGTGAGTATCATCCATTAAAATTCTCCAGTTCCTGTGTGGGGGGTGGGACTGTCATTGATCCCAAAAGAGGTTCCGGCATGCCGGGGTCGCCTTCCTCCGGACTCGCGCCTGGGGGAACTTGCGGCATCATCGGCTGGGCCATCTCCTGCAACTCGTCAATCTGTACTATCCATCGTCGAAGCAATTCGACACGGTCAGGGGGGGTATCCTCACTCTCTGCTCGGAGGAGGGCAAGGGTCGCTCGCTGTCGAGCCAAATCGAGGTTCATCATCGGCTCTGGTGGGATGAATTTACCCTTCTCAAGGATCAGCTCAATATTCTTATCAACGATGTCAATCGGGGCATTGAGCAGAGAACGGATATTATCGAGGTCCGGAATATCGAGTAAGTGAATCGCAAAATTCTGGATCTCCGGTGAGATCTGAGCCATTTCTCGCAACGCTGCAATCTTCCCTGACGGGGTTTCGGGCAGGTACGACGTCGGGTAGCACCGCATTTGGTACTTGTTTTTGTCGAGACTTGCATCTTTGAAGTCAATCTCCTCAATACCCCGGTCACCCGCTGCGAGGACCTTCAAGGACTTCTTCCCCTTCCCCGCGATCTCATGAGCTACGGCATTCATCTGCTCTGCAACACGCAGGTGGAACCGCTCCCACTCTTGACCGACATGCTGGAACCGCTTCGACCCGATGTCATTATAGACACGGAGGGATTCCCCTGAGTTCAGCCCCGCTGGCTTCACCGATGTAGCATGCATCTCCGACAGTCCGATCTGCTGGAAGGCCTGGGCGCGAAGCTCCTTCATGTACGTCAGGAACATCGGGTTGATCGGTTGAGGCGTGAGAAGCGTCGGCGGAGAGTCGCGGAATGTATTGACGCTCCAAGGGGCATTCGAGATAGACCCCTTACTGATCCCGGACCCTTTCTTTGCCCACAGTTGACCCGACGACAACGTAAAATGGTCTTGTATCTTCGTTGCAAGATAGGAGATCTCTTTTTGGATTGAGGAAAGTTCTTCACATATACCGCTCCCAAAAAACCCGATTATTGCCTCCTGCCACTTGAAGATCGAGAAGGGAAATGAATCTCGCTCCCAGGGTTCGTCGAGGACCGTCACATTAGAGAATGCTATGACGTGACGACCCCCTTTGCCGTTCGTTGGCAGATGCCACGCCTCGACGCACGAACACATGTCCGCAACACCGTCGTCGCTATAGTCGTCTGTGCGAGCCAGAGTTGCGTCCTCGATGTCGTTCTTGTGCTTCGACCAGACCTTGAGAGCTACTTCCCGTGCGATCTCCTTGTGCTGAAACATCGATCGGGGTTCTGACAGCATGCTCTCGGTCTGATCTACGATTATCTCGTTAGGGAAGACCCTCTCGCAGACTATCTTGTCGTCTTTCTCGTAGATCTTCTCAATCCCGGTCCCGAAGATACACGCATCGCGGAATATCCGTAGACTCAGCGCATATTGGTCTACAGCGTAGAATTGACCGTTGATAAACCGCGACAGGTTCTCAGCCCGTCTGCGTTGCGTGTAGTTGCCCCCCAGGGTGATGTACTGTGGTCGTGGGCGATTCGTAGCGATGTGGGATGTCGCTGCATCTATGACATTCCGGATCACGTTGATTCTTAGACGTTCTCCGTCTGTCTGTTGATGATATCCTTTAGACGTCAGACTCTCTGCAACCCTGTTAGAATAGAGCCGCAAGTGGTGGAGGTTTGCTCCACCCTGGGATCCTTGCGAATCATCGAGTTGCTCTATTACTGAGAATATCTTCTCGTGTACGTCTTCTTCTTCTTCCCACCAGTGCTTTTTCTTGTCGAGATGCATCTCGCCCCCCTGTATTAGATCAGTCTTTCTCGTTCTTTTTGCATGTCTTCAAACTCGTCGTACATGTCCGGCTCTTTCGGGTCCAGGACCATCTCTAGCTCCGTCACCTTACCAGTCTCCGAGTCGAATTGAACCGACAGACTGGAGACCCTGTTCTTCCTCGCCCATAGGACGAGAGGATGTATTCCGCCTATCTCGTCAGACAACTTTGTACTCCTTGATGATATCATGCACTCTTTTGGGGATATGGTCTATGTCGCAAACTAGCTCGAATCGACGCATGTGCTTCGGTCTGTCAGTATCGGAGGGAGGGTTCCCATCGCGAAGCTCGTAGTTGTTCACGTTATTATCAGGGAACCACAAGTACCTGACGCCGAAATCCTCTCGGTCAACTGTCTTGTCTCCACCCGCCCACTTTATGAACTGGTCGATTAAGGACGACAGGACCCGCATTCGGACGATGTCTATCTGCTGCTGAGACAGAGGGACGTATTCCCCTGGCTTCGCGGCACGGAGAATGGGCTTATCGACGGGCTTGTCGTCTGCCTTCTTTATCTCCTCCGCTCTGTCGTGAATAATCGACTCTACGACATGCGGCGCGTCTATCGCATGAGCCTTGTCGGGGTCCGCTTTCTCCTTCGTAACTAGCTCCCCAGGAAGCTTGCGAAGGTGCTCCGGAAGTAGCTCCACGGACCTTTTGCGTATCTCTCGCCCCTGTGCGTCAAGTATCATCGTTCCCACCATTTCTCGTCGTTGTTTTTCTTAAATTCGTCTAGTTCTTGCTGAAGCATCTGCTCACACATGTAGTCGTTATATCGAGGGTTTCCCGGCTTCGGGGCTGGGGGACGGAAGTCTCGTAGCCAACGGGCAATAGACTTTGCCAGTGCCGGGGCATAATCGCAGTGCCGGTTGTCTCCCGTTTTGGGGAAAACGATAGCGACCCCTGTCTGTGTCACTCTGCGCTTTACCAACCTGAGGTCTTTAATCAGAAGGTGGTCCGCTGGGATCTCAACAAGCCCCTGCTGCATCTCGGCACGGAGTTCGAGAAACAGGTTCACTTTGTTCTCGCGAGTCCACTCCTCGCAGACGAGCTCCAGTCCGACGAGCTCCGCCAGGTCCTTTAATGCGTCTGCGGCGTACTGGTCTGTGTATGCCCATGTCACACCGTACTGTTGACAGCACTCAGCTATCTCCGTCAGCACCTCCCTGGGCCGGAGAGGCTCAACCGACGAACCCTGCCACTGACGAGCCATAGCCACTTTCTTCTGTGTCCCCTCGCGGGTGGAGATAACCATCGTCCATGCGTTGCCTCGCGTTGCCGGGTCCAGAGCGCAGATATACTCTCCTCCGTCTCTGTAGGGGAGGGTTACAGGGTCCTCTCTCGTGGACATCTCGATAAACGGAGAGAGCAGAGACTCTTCGACATCGGCAAATTCCGCTAAAACGTCTGTGCGATATGCGGTGGGGTCTGCGTCTTTTAGACGCTCGCAGCGTTCCTCTGTCCACCAATATGGGTTGAGGAGAGGTCCTGGGGCTTTGATGAATACCCGCTCTCGCGTCGGTTTCCCAAAGGAATCCTGGTGAGCAGTATAGGCCGGTCCCATGGGCGCCCACGGGGATCCTATTCCGATTAGCTGGGCGCCAGGGAGCAGTCGGCCCAGGACCGCAGCACGGGAATCGTCGAAGTTGACGACCCCTTCAGAGGCACCTACCATTCGGGGCATCTCGTCAAACACCACTCCGGCGCACCACCGTGCCACGAGTGACCCCCCTGCGCGCTTTCCGGAGACAACCATTATCTGGACGGGTTTGCCGGAGGGATGTTTCAGCATCACATAGTCGCTGCCGGGGCGCCCATTCTCCATCCATTTCTGCGCCGCTTTCTGGTCGTAGACCATTCCCATCATCGATTCGCTCGCCAATATGCTGCCCATGAGGTGGTTCAGGACGACGTTGGCGAGGTCTTTGTTGAGAGATACTATAGAGAAACGGGGGATCTCCCCAGCCCGTAGATGGTCAATCTTGCATGTCTGTGATGCCCATATTGCGATAGCCGAAGCGAGGAGGGACTTTGCCGTTCTGATCCCACTCACGAGGATTAACTCGCGGGGAGGTTCTGTGGTTTGGTCTGTGTAATCTATGAGAGCTTGCTTTGATAAGCCCATGGCTGTCGCTACGTCAGGGTCATTAGCGAGGTCTCCGAGAGGAAGTCCTTCCGCAATGCGGCAGATGGCTCGTTGCGCGGGGGTCGCTGTAACGAGGCCCATGCCGTCTTTGCTCGTGAATAAGTCTTCTAAAGAACGGAAC